TCTCCTGACAGTCAAAATCTTCTACTTTAAAATACTTTAAATTCATTTTCTTAGACTCATTAATTTAGAAACGCCTTTAATACCAAAGCTAGAACTTATGGCTATGAAAAGCAAATATTGGTACCACTCGGGAAGTTGGGATAACGCCTCAAAACCCTGCTCTACTCGAGCAATTATAGTTGGATCGTCAACCACGATAGCATACCCCACCATAAACACGGGTATCGCTAAAACAATTGTCCAAAATTCGTCTTTCCAGCTATGGGCAGAGGCATCGGCCATCTTTGATTCCCACTCACCATCATTCTCAATGACTTTCATTTTGGCTTTATGTTTAGCCTGTTTTTCTTCGGCCTTATTTTTTAAATAGCCCCCAGCTATGTTAGCTATAGGGCCTATAATAGACTGTAACATATACACCTCTTACGTTGCTACCATCACCATTGTATGTATTTAGTGACCCATCTTGTTGGTTTGCTATGGCAACTGTAGTAAACAATGTAAACAATAAGAAACAAATTCTAAACAACAAGTTTCTGCCCAATTATATCCAACCCTAAAATTAATGGGTAAAGGAGCCACAATAAACGTTCTATACTTTTAAACTTGCTCATCCCTTGATCTAAGCGCTTATCTACAGTGTTTAATTGATACTGTATGTGTTCCATACGCAACGCACATTCTTTTTCATGGGATTCTATTTTATATAGAGCTTCTTTGTCTGCATCCATGATTATGGCCTTGTCACGTTAGTTTGATCTACTTGCATAGAGTAGAATGTAAATTGTCCTACAGCGGAGCCTCTACCCGCTTGTATCTGTACGCGCATTTCTATGTCCCCAGCTCCACCTGAATCAGGCACTACCTTTAATTTTGGTAGAACAAATTGGTTTATAGATGCTACCGCTGCGCCAGCGGACGTTATAGGTATTACCTTATTTATAGAAAAAGTTTCATTAGCGGCTTCTGTAGACACGTTTCTATTTACATAAGGAGTAGCAGTAACCCAAGTATCTGTGGACTCAAACCCAGAAGAACTTATATATACTGTGCCGCCTGTGCCACTAAATAATCCTGCACTAGAAGCTCCATTGTTATATACAATAGTCGTTCTATCTGTACCATCGTCATAAGTAGCATTTTGGATTGGTTTCTTACTAGCCCCATCAGCCGCATCGTCTAGATAACTAAACGCATCTATTTTGTTTGTTTGGTCTCCGGCAACTGCAATACTGTACCAATAAGCGCTACTACCTCCTAACTTCGTATCCGCAACGGTAACTGCGCCAATCCCTGTACCTGTAGCGCCTTTTGATTTACGTTGTACTCGAACCTCTACATCCGCGTTGGTGGGTTCACTGAGAGTTCCGGTAATAATTATTTGTCCAGTTAAAGTTAAATCTAGTTCTTGGTATATGGTGCTAGAAGTACCCTGTAAATCAAACGTGCCCACAGTTGTAGTATTACCATCTGTTATGGTAATAGTGGGGGGCGTAGATCCACTAAGACTAGAACCCGCACTAGCCCACGGGTATATTCTTTCTGTCTTACGTATAGAACCTGTAGCATCTGTATACGCTTTAATAGACTGTTGTGTAGCTAGCTTTGTAGCACTATTAGAAGACATGGTGTCTTCATCAGCAATCCCAGTAACTGTTGCACCTGAAGCAAGCACTAGGCTATCCGATTGCATAGCAGCAGCTACTAAAAAGTTACTATAGTTGGTTTGCTCTACTACATTAGTGCCATCGCAAACAACGTTCGCCTGTTTAGCATTTTTAACTACTATACCTGTACCACTAGCGGTTTTTACAGTAACGTTTTGACCCGAAGTATTTATTACTCCGTATAGTTTAGTAGCAGTAGGCACTATAACTGTACCTGCACCTGAAAGCTGGCTACCTGTATCAGTAAGCACCAAAACCGCAGCACGAGATTCAGAAGTAGCCCCATTAGCCGTTGTTAAGGTATGAGAGTTAGTAGACCACGTGTTTATAGTAGCCTTGCCCGCGATAGCCTCTTCTAGCATAGAAGTTACTTCGTTATTTACAACATTACCCCACCCTGTGTCTCCAGAGGCTGGCTTGCCTAATTTTAAAATAGTCGTATAAGATGTGCTCATTATGTAATCCTTATAAGTGCTGAAGTTGCTGAACTAGGGGGGAAGGTTACTTGAAAAGAACTATTATCCGCTACTTTGTCCCCACCAAAATCCAACGCCATAACAGCTTTGTTGCTTTGACTATAATTGTATATCAACGCGCCCCGTGCAGTAAACGTATCGGCTGACCATATAACATTGCTAAAAGTTAAGTACGCCACGTTAACACCATCATCGTCAATGCCAGTGGACACGGTATTTGCAATAGGACTAATGGCTAAAGTAGCGCCCCCCGCGCTGTAACCACCACTATCAGAAACTTCATTAGATGTAGTATAGGCGGTTGTGTCCGCATCTAGATTAGCTGTGCTAGTGTATAGCGCTATCTTAAACGTGTGAGATGTAAAGTTATGTACACCCTCTAGTAGTTCTTTTTTAAACGAAGTACATACTGTTTGCGTTATAGCCATCTACTAGCCCCCTTGTTGTGGTTGTGGCGGTGCGGGCACAGTTAAGGCTTGAGGTGGCACTGCTTTTGGTCTAAAGGAATTATTAGGTATCTTAGCGTTCACCGTGTCCGCTATTTGTTGCACGGCTAATACAAATTGTTGCTCATATAACTGTATAATATCCGGTTCAGCTTTCATAAACCTTGCGGCTTCTACTAAGGTAGCATTAAGCAACGCAGAGTCATAGTTCTCACCCAACCACGGTTGTTCTTCCGTGCTTCCATCTGATACATCAGTATCTACTATAGAACGTGGTTGATATTGATAATCTACAACTAGTTGTAATAACGCATCATACTTTGGAGCAAATGCTAACTCTAAACGACTAGCTGATTCGTCAGGGGTGTCTGAACTACGTATAGCGTAGTATTTAAGTTCCGGGTTGCTAACACCCCCACTTTGAGAGGTGGTTGGATAAGCCTCAAATAAAAAATCATAGTCTTTTTGTAATAACGCTGTTCTATCAGCTAAACCCGTGCCAGTTTTTTGTAATACAGCGTGTACGTATAAACAATCCACAGGTAACGTGTATCCAGTTGCCGACGTAATAGACGTAGTTACGGAATGCTGTTTTCTTAAAATAGGTAGATCTTTAATAAACCCATAGATTTTCTGCTCTGCTTGTTTTGTAAACATAGATAGCTGAGCGGCAGTAAAAGTCATCTCCGTGATGTCTTGTACGTTGGTCTTTAAGTCTGTGTATGTCATAGCCATATTATTCTACCGTCACCGTACCTGATTTTATTTCCATAGCAAGGCCCGCCTCACCTACTGGGCGAAACCCCCAATTTATTGTCCTACTACTGGTATCAGTAGAGTCCGCACTTAAACTCTGGTCTGGGCGTGGATCACGTAGCGCTTGTGGGTCTACCACTGGATACTCACCCTGAAAGTTTTGTGGGTGATCTGCATCCCAGCAAGAAGTACACGCCTTTAACCCTGTACCCTGTCGTTTGACTATGACTTCTTTCATCTTGTTTAGTTTCACACGAAACCCACATATATCGCAAAAGCCAAACGCGTTTTTACCAGTAGCAAACTTTCTCATTAGTGGTACCCAATACGAGGCACAAACCTAGCGGAAGTCTTATCTCTATCTTCACTAGCAGCTAACTGGAACTGCTCATCGTACATCTGTTTTAACATTACTACCCTGTCAGACAATTCGGGGGTTTTCATGGCGATGTAATACGCTAACCCCGCTACCAAACAAGGCAAAAACCTAAACGGCATATCTGGGTTATACGCACCCTGCCCAGCGTCTTCCATACGTCTTAGGTACCAATAGTTTAACTTATAAGTGCTGTCTTTATCTGGTACAGGCCACACGTATGCTACGGGCTTATCTACTTTTCTATCTATAAATATCTGTGTTGGCCTACCTTGTGTTAACTTATTAGAAATACCACTATAGGTACTCACACTAACACGCGCTATAGCGAGATCATTTTGTGTGGCTTGTACGCCATCATTCGTACGAATATTTTGTTCTATAATATCTATAGCATCAGTAGCTAAATCGTAGTCAAGGTCGCCTTTATTTAAGTCCACAGAGGCTTGCTCTATAGTCCACATATTAATACCACGATTAGCCCACTCGATAGTAAGTAGGTTCATGGAACGCCTAGCGGTTCTTAGGTCGTAGCCGGAGCGCATTTCACGTCCGGCACGTTCCCATGC